TCCGCCCATCAATCGATGCAATCTCTCGCGGAGTGCTTCCAGATGCCGGTATGACATTTGAGATCCCAAAGATCACAGCAATGCCAACAGTTGCAATCGAGCCAGAAGGCGACGCATTCAGCAACACAGATCAGAACTCAGCGTTCTTATCAGTAACAGTACAGAAGTACGCTGGACAGCAAGTGTTCTCAGTTGAATTGCTAGATCGCACATCTCCAGCATTCTTTGATGAACTCGTTCGCAACATGGCAGCAGCTTACGCAAAGTCAACAAACGCAGCAGTAAACGCAGCGCTAATTGCCGGTGCAACAGTTGATGCAACAACAGTCGCAACATACCCAACAGCAGCAGAACTTCTCGGAATCGTTGGTCGTGGCGCTGCTTCTGTATATGGCGCAACTGCTGGACTTTCAAATCCATTTGCTCGTAACATGATTGTCTCTACTGGACAATGGTCAAACCTCATGACACTAAATGATGCTGGACGTCCAATTTATTCGGCTGTTACAAATCCTATGAACCAACCAGGTGTGTCAACACCTACATCACTAACAGGCAACGTTGCAGGATTAAACCTTTACGTAGATCCTACAAACGGCGGAGATGGCGATGGAACAATCCTTATCGTCAACCCAGATGCCTACACATGGTACGAGTCACCAACCTACCGCTTGCGCGCAGAATCAACAGCCGCAGGTCAGGTCACTATTGGTTACTACGGCTATGGCGCAATCGCAACTAAAGTTGCAGCTGGCGCATTCCAAAACAACAAGGCGTAAGCCTATTTAAGTCGCTGGCGGGGTAGTGCCCTTCTACCCCGCCAGTCTTTAGGAAGGATTACAAGATGGCTCTGACAACAGTTGCAGAACTTCGCACGGCTTTAGGCGTAGGAACTTTATACACCGATGCAGTCTTGCAATCTGTCTGCGATGCTTCAGATAATGTCCTTCTTCCTTTTATTTGGAATAATAAATCTTTTAACATAGCCAGCGAGTCAACAACTACATCTGCAACGTTATATTTCGATGAAAATGTTGAAAATGTTTTTTATGTCGGTCAGACCGTAGTCGTGTCTAATAACGGAGCTCATCTCAACGGTTCTAAAACAATTACGGCAGTCAGCGATAAAACAATTAGCTATACGATTAGCCATGGCTCAGCCCTTGCCTACCATCCAGTCAATCCCTACGGCACAGTTGCGGCAACAGAGACACTTGACCCAGCAACCGTTCCTGCAATCCAAGAAGCATCGTTAATGATCTCTATTGCTATCTGGCAAGCGCGCCAAGCGCCAAGCGGCCAAGGAATGACAGTAGATGGCTTCGCACCTAGCCCGTTCACAATGTCTAACACTTTGCTCGCTCGTGTTCGCGGCTTGCTTGCGCCTTACTTAGATCCGCGCTCGATGGTTGGCTAACCATGGCAGCGATCTCAACACTTCGCGGCACTATTGCAGCGGCTCTAGTCGATAACACTAAATACTCAGTATTCTCATTCCCACCAGCTACGCCTATCGTCAACAGCGTAGTTATCTCACCGGCTGATCCTTATGTGACTCCAAATAACAATGGCTATAACACTATCGCGCCGCTTGCTAATTTTAATATTAATATCTTCGTTCCTTTATTGGACAACGAAGGAAACCTGAATGGAATTGAAGATCTGCTAGTAGCTGTGTTTAACAAACTAGCGGCATCTTCTATCGTCTATAATGTGGGAGATGTGAGCGCGCCAAGCGTTCTCAGCGCTGCAACGGGCGATCTATTGACTTGCTCAATGCAAGTTTCAGTCCTAACGAGTTGGAGTTAATTATGTCCGAGTGGGAAAAAGAGCAAGAAGCCTTCCTGATTAAGATCGGGCAGGTTGCACCAACAGCACCAAAACCATCTACTAAGAAAGACGAGGAATAACCTAAATGGCAGTATTTCTAAATAACACAGTAGGCGTCAAGGTTAACACCGTTGATCTTAGCGACCACGTTACTTCTGTAACCCTTAACCGTACATTCGATGAACTCGAAGTCACAGCAATGGGAGACTCAGGCCACAAGTTCGTGAAGGGCTTGGAAGCCTCATCAGTAACAATCGACTTCCTCAATGACACAGCAACAGCAAACGTTCTAGCAACTTTGCAAGCTGCTTGGGGTACTTCTGTAACTGTAGTTTTGCTACAGACAAAAGGCACAATCGTTTCAGCAACTAACCCTCTTTACACAATGACTTGCCTAGTTAACAACACAACCGATATTAACGGCGCTGTTGGCGATCTTGGCACTCAGAGCGTAACCTGGACTGTTAACGGTACAGTTGCAGTAGCAACAACCGGCACATTCTAAATAACTAACTAAGGGGCAAACAATGGCAAAACTAAAGGTAACAAGGGCAGATGGAAGCGTTAACGAGTACCAGATCACTCCAGCGATTGAGTACGCCTTCGAGCAGTATGCAAAGAAGGGCTTCCACAAAGCCTTTAGAGATGACGAAAAGCAGACCGATGTATATTGGCTCTGCTGGGAAGCAATCCGTCGGTCGGGTGAAACCGTTAAACCCTTCGGAGAGTCATTCCTTGAGACATTGACGCGAGTCGAGGTCCTTGATGATGACCCTTTGGAGTAACGCGGGAGTCCTTCACCTATCTCGTAGCGAGACTATCGCTTGAGACAGGACTCTCGCCCCAAACTTTAATCGAACTAGATCACACAATGTTCAGGACTTTACTTAAAGCCCTGAAAGACAGAGCGAAGGAGCGTGAGGATGGCAGTAGAACTAAAAGGCGCTGACAAACTTCGCAAAGCGCTAAGAAAGTTTGAGCCTGATCTAGCAAAGGCCCAGACTAAAGAGATGACTGCTGCCCTCAAGCCAATTACTAATAAGGCTCGCGGCTTTATGCCAGCAAATAGTCAGATGCTATCTGGTTGGACTTCTGCAAGTTCTTCAACAGAGACAACTAATTATCGTCACTTCCCTAAGTACGATCAGACAGAAGCCAAGCGCGGAGTTAAATACTCAACAAGCCCTTCTAAACCAAACAGAAGCGGATTCGTAGCCCTAGCACGCATAATCAACTCATCTGCCGGTGGAGCAATATACGAGACATCGGGTCGCAAGAATCCTTCTGGACAACCTTCTCAAGCTTCAACACGCGGTAAGTTTAGCGATTACATTGACACGTCTAACAAAGTTAACAAGTCGCTTAACCCTAACGCTGGCAAGCAATTTATCAACAGGTTTAATTCTCTTGGACAATTAGTCAACGCTCGCCCTCGTCAGCAAGGACAGGCTGGCAGATCAACCCGCAAGATGACTGGTCGCGTTATATTTAGAGCCTTTGCAGAAGATCAGGGCAGAGTAACTGCCGCGGTAGTTAAAGCTATCGAAAACTCAGCAAAGAAGTTTAATGTAAGAACGGATGGCAAATAATGGCTGATTTAAACATTACGATTGCCTCGGTATTCGCTGGAAAAAAAGCTTTTACCGATGCTGCAAAGCAGACATTAAGCCTCAATTCTCAGGTTAAGAACCTTGCTAAATCCTATGCAGGATTATTCACAGCTCAAAGATTAGGTCGGGCTGGGTTTAATGCTGCCAAAGCCTTTGCAGCAGATGACAAAGCCGCTCAACTTTTAACTCGATCATTAGATAACTTAGGCCTTGCCTTTGCAGATCCTTCAGTCCGATCATTCATTTCAGAACTAGAGAAAACCTTTGGCGTCCTCGATGACCAGCTTCGTCCGGCATTTCAGCGTTTGCTTACAACTACTGGAGACGTAGCAAAGAGTCAATCATTACTTCGCACAGCGCTAAATCTGTCTGCCGCAAGCGGGGTAGATGTCGTAACCGTTTCAGGTGATTTGAGCAAGGGTTATGTTGGACAAACTCGCGCACTTGCTAAATATGGTTTAGGACTAACTCAGGCACAGTTAAAGGCTATGTCCTTTGAGGAAGTTCAACAACGCATTAACATTCTATTCGGTGGCCAGGCTCAACTTGCAGCTGATAGTTACTCTGGATCATTGGATAAGTTGACAGTTGCAGCAGCCAACGCTCAAGAAGCCATCGGTAGAGGTTTAGTCGATGCGTTATCTGTTCTTGGCGGCGGGGGCTCTGGCGGCCTACAAAATACTATTACACTTATTGAGCGCGCCTCAACATCTTTAGAAACTTTTATCCGTCGCTTTGGAGTAGGTATTGCACAAGCCAGGGCTTTGCTTACTGGCAACTTTGGACAGTTCGCGGCTATTGGCCAAGCAGAAGCCAATCGAGGCAAAATTGCTTCAGGTATCACTCCAGCAATTCAAGCAGAACTTAAAAAGGCAGCAATCGAGAAGGCAACCTTAAAGCGCACTAAAGAACAGACAGTAGTTCTTGCCAAGAATACTAAAGCCATCAAAGAGCAAACTGCGTTACAAAAGGCTGGCACTTTAT